GGGAATACGATACATTTTAGCGTTGATGAAAACACAGCTCAAATCGGTGTTTATAGTGCCGTTGAATTGTATTTTAATTTTTCAGCGTCGCAAACAGACATCACAACCGCAAATGATATGATTTTGCCTGCCGGCACATTGGTTTTTTTAACTTGTCCAAGGGGTATTGGAGATACTTTGTTCTTTAATCACTTGGGAAAAGGGTCTGCCGGGGCTGTAAGGATTGTTGAAGTATGATAGAAACATCATTAGGTAAATCGGTTGCTCAAAATTTATCAACAGGCGGAACTGTTGACGGAGATTTAGTTGTCACAGGCACTTTAGGCGTCGGTGGAGATGTAAGTATAAACTTAACATCCGTTGTCTCAAATAGCACGATTATTGACGCAACCGGCGCAGAAGCTTTTTTAGTGAGGGCAAATAGCGATGGTGGCGATGTTCTAATTGTCAATACAAGCACCGCCGGCGTTACTGTTAAGGGAACATTTACTGTTGGAACGGATGGTTCTGGGTCGGATGTTGTTTTTTATAGCGCAACTGCCGGGGATTCTTTTTTATGGGATTCATCTGAGGAAAAGCTTACTATTACCGGAACAAATGGTCAGGTGGCGTTGGCTGTTGCAGATGGTAATGTAACGATATCAGATGATTTAGATGTGGATGGCACAACAAATCTTGATTCCGTAGATGTGGATGGAAATATGCAATTAGACGGCACATTTACAGTTGGGACTAATGGGTCTGGTTATGATGTGACTTTTTATAGCTCTACATCTGGCGATAGTTTAGTATGGGATGCAAGCGAAGAAAAGCTAACTATAACAGGAACAAATGGTCAAACTGCCTTGGATGTCGCAGATGGGAATTTAGTTGTGGCGGATAGTGTTGATATAGAAGGCGACATTGATGTCAATGGAACAAGCAATTTTGATGATGTTGATATTGATGGCGATGTGGATATAAGCGGAAGTATTACCAATGCAACATGGACTGGAGATGTAATTGCATCGGCTTATCTTGATTCGGACACTGCTCATTTAAGTGGCACGCAAACTTTTAGCGGATCTAAAACTTTTTCGGCAAATACGATAATAAGTTCAACAAACCAATTACAATTTGGCGATTCTGGAACATATATCCATCAATCCGCAGATGGTGTTTTAGATTTGGTTTCAGACACA